TACAGGCATACGGGATCGAAAAACAGGAAAAGAATGGAAGAAATAGAGAAAGCCGGGAGCATACGCGTTCCCGGCTAAAAGCATCGAAAGGGGAGGATACCAGTGGGCGAGATTAAGATCACCAGGAAGCTCCTGGATAATTACAGAAAATTAAAGAGGGAAATACCGGTCCTTGGTCTGGAACTGGCTGAAATGAAACAGGGGGAGGCAGGTCTTGGAAACAGTACGATATTTGACTACACCACCGGCTTTGCGCGGCCACAGAGTGTAGTCGGATTCGACCAGGAGAGATACGATAGAAGAAAGAGAACATATGAACATAAAAAGGAGCAGGCGGCAGCAGTAGACAACTGGATCCAGAATATTGAAGATGGCCAGACAAGATATGTGTTCAAAGCATTCTATCAGCAGGGAATGACCTGGGAAAAAATAGCAGAAAAGACAGGATATTCTCAGAGCCCGGATTATCCAAGATTACATATTCGTGACGAATATCTTAAAAAAAGTGATATAAAATAAAAAAAGGTCGGAAAGGTCGGAAAAGTCGTTGTAGAATACAATAGAAGCCAAAGGCATAAAGGCCGGCGGCTTTTCAGATATTGACTGACAGGGCCGACCACCCTGTAATGGAACGTAGCTCAGTGGTAGAGCAGCTGGCTTATATCCAGCGTGTCGGTGGTCCGATTCCATCTGTTCCGACTTCTCCATAGGAGAAACTCCAATTACATACATTTTTTAGAAACGCTCTGTAGAAATATGGGGCGTTTTGTCATGAAGAAAGGCTGGAAATGATATGAACAAAGTGGTAAAATGGACAAAAATGTATGTTGGGAGAAAGATGATGAATAAAATAAATGGTCAAGAACTTATTAATTATCTTAATAATAAGTGGCATGGCGCTCGATGTCCTTTATGTGGAGAAGGAAATTGGAGTGTAACAGACAAAGTCTTTGAATTGCGGGAATTTAATGATGGAAATTTTGTTTTAGGGGGTCCGAATGGTGCTATTACGCCTGTTATTCCAGTGACTTGTGCTAATTGTGGGAACACAGTGTTTATAAATGCATTAGTTACTGGATTATTGAAGGAGTAATATATGGCACTAAAAGAAGACAATATTCAAACTATCAAAATTGATAATAGTAACGAAATTAATAAGCAGCCATCTAAGGCAGAGTTTAAACTTGAAGATAAGTGGATTCCAGACAAGGCAAAGAAGGGATATCATGAACAACGATTAAGTCAGTCAAAATGGGCATTTAGGCTTAGTTTTTGGGGAAGTATTTCTGGCTTTGTGATCATCGCAATGGGGATTCGACATAGTACAGGAATAAATAATGTTGAATGGCCAGGGATAATTTCTGGTGTAGTTATAGAGGCTGTTTCGGCTTTGTTTTATGGATTATCCAACCAAGCAAATCAAAAAATTACAGAATTTTTTACAGAACTGACGAAAGATTCAAACATTAAATCTGCAATTGAATTGTGTGAACGAATAAAAAATGATGATGTCAGAGACAGTTTGATAGTAAAGCTTTCTTTACATTTATCTGGTATATCTGAAGACAAAATTTGTAAAGATTTTAAAGATGTATGTGACGCAAATAAGAAAGATACATAAACATCAACATTAAGGCACCCTTCGGGGTGCTTTTTTCTATTGCCAATTTTCATACAGCGTGCACAGCACCAATGATAAGAAAGAAGGTGAGTCCAAATGACTGAAAAACAGAAGATATTCGCAGATGAATACCTGATAGATCTGAACGCCACGAGGGCTTACCGGGTAGCGTATTCGGCTGTAAAGAAGGAAGAAGCAGCAGCTGTAAACGGAAGTAAATTGCTAAGAAATACTAAGGTTGCGGCATATATTCAAGAGCGGATGCAGGAACGCCAGAAACGTACAGAGATCACTCAGGACAGGGTCCTGCAGGAACTGGCAGCGATCGCATTTGCCAGAGCCACTGACTACGCAGAAGTAAAAGACGAATGCGTTAAAATCAAAGACACAAAAGATCTGGATGAACAGCAGGTCAGAGCTATAGCCGGAATAAAAGAAGGTAAGTTTGGGATAGAAGTAAAACTAAACGATAAAGAAAAAGCCCTGGAACTCCTTGGACGTCACCTTGGCATGTTTAAAGACAAGGTAGAAGTATCCGGCCTAGAAGAAGAGAAAAAGAAACTGGGAGATATCCTGGAACAGCTCCGGGGAGGTGGTTAACCTTCATGAGCTCACAGAATTTAGTCCTGTCAGACAAGTATAAAGCCTTCCTGCATTGCGATGCACCTGTAGAGTTTCTTGAAGGGACCTGACCACAGCGGCAGGAAAGACGACAGTTGGACTTTTTAAATTCATGTGCAAGGTTGCCGGATCCCCAAAGAAGCTGCATATCCTTGCAGCAGATGATACCGGAACAGCAGAAAAGAACATCATAAACAAGGATCTGGGGATCCTGGATGATTTCGGTATTCTGGTAGAGTATAACGGATCCGGAACAAAGGATGATAAGATTCCACATCTGCTGTTTCACTCTCCGAACGGAGACAAAGTTATCTATGTTCTTGGATATGGAAACAAAAAGAAGTGGAAGAAGGCCCTTGGCGGTCAGTACGGATGCCTGTATATCGATGAGATTAACACTGCAGATATAGAGTTTGTCAGAGAATCCTCAATGCGATGCGACTATCTGATGGGAACTCTCAATCCGGATGATCCGACACTGGACATCTACAAAGAGTATATCAACTGCAGCAGGCCTCTTCCGGAATGGGAGAAGGATACCCCGCAGGAGATCAAAGATGAGCTGAAAGAAGAACCAAAACCCGGCTGGGTACATTGGTTCTTTTCTTTTGACGATAATGCAGGACTTCCGAAAGAAAAGATCCAGAAGATCATACAGAATACACCGAAAGGCACGAAGATCTGGAAGAACAAGATCCAGGGCCTGAGAGGAAAGGCAACCGGCCTGGTGTTCCCGAACTTCAGCAGGAAGAAGCATGTCGTATCAGAGAAGTGGATGAGAGCCCAGATGGCAGCAGGAAAGCTGAAGTTCAAAAAGTTCACCTGTGGCCTGGATACATCTTATTCTTCGAAGTCTCCGGATACGATTGCTATGATATTCCAGGGGATCACAGAAGACAGGAAGTTGATCACACTTGCTGAGAAGGTATATAGCAATAAAGATCTGGACCAGCCCCTTGCCCCGTCAGATACGGCAGTGAAGTTTATAGAGTTTCTTGAAAGGCAGCGGAAAGAATGGGGATTTGCAAAAGATACGTTCGTAGATTCGGCAGATGCAGCAACAATCACGGAGTTGAGGAAGTACAAACGTCTTCACGGATGTTTGTACAATTTCATAGAATCTTATAAAAAGGTCGAGATCCTTGACAGAATCAAGCTGCAGCTGGGATGGATCCAGCAGAATTGTTATCTGGTCCTGGATACCTGTACGAACCATATAGCTGAGATGGAGAAATATTCCTGGGACGAAGAGAAAGATGTTCCGGAAGACAGGAACGATCACACGATCAACTCCCAGCAGTACGGATGGATCCCGTACCGTAACATGATCGGCTTTGAAACGGAGGAACAGAAAAGGTGAAATGGATGGAAAAACTGAATGAAAACATAAAAAAGACTGTCCGGAGCTGGCTGAATGTTACTCCGGCAAACCCATATAATTTCCAGATCAATGAGATGCTGGACTTCGAAGGACATGCGATCCGCAACCGGATCTGGTACAGAGGAGACAGCAATGAACTGGAACAGTTCTATCAGCAGAACAGAGAGAATGCAGACCGGCACAAGTTCTGGGCCAGCAAATGTACACCTGGGATGGACATGAGAAAGATCCATACCGGTCTTCCAGGGCTGATCGTGCGGACACTTACTTCTGTTGTTCTACCGGATATGGATGAATTTGAATTCGAAACACCGGCACAGGAACAGATCTGGGATGAGATTGAGAAGGATAACAAATTTCGGAAAAAGATAGAAAGTGCACTGAAAGAAGCACTGTACATCGGTGATGGAGCTTTCAAAGTGGCTGTTGATACGACTATCAGCGATTATCCGATCCTGGAATGGTATCCGGGAGACAGAGTAGAGTTTATCTATCAGAGGGACCGGATCCGGGAGATCGTGTTTAAGACGCCATACCGGGAAAAAGGCCGGACATATGTCTTAAACGAGAGATATGGTTTCGGCTATATCATCAATGAGCTGTATCTGGACAACAAACTGGTGGATGTAAAAACCATTAAGGCAACAGAGAACCTTACGGATATAACCTTTGATGATTCCGTGATCTTTGCAGTACCGTTCATGATATATGAATCGGGAAAATATGAAGGCAGAGGCGGCAGTATCTTTGATAGCAAGCTGGACAACTTTGATTCCCTGGACGAGACATGGAGCCAGTGGATGGATGCACTGAGAGCAGGCAGGGCAAAGACCTATATTCCGGACTGCCTGGTCCCACATAATCCGGAAAACGGAATGCTTATCAAACCTAATCCATTTGATAACAGGTATTTTGCAGCAGAAGGAGATATGAGAGAAAACCAGAAGAATGAGATCGCAGTAGATCAGCCAGTGATTCCTCATGAAAGCTATCTTGCCTCCTATGTTACTGCATTGGATCTGTGCCTGCAGGGTGTGATCAGCCCGTCCACACTTGGAATCGATACAAAGAAGCTGGACAATGCGGAAGCTCAGCGAGAAAAAGAAAAGACAACACTTTATACCAGAAACGCCATTGTGGAATCGATACAGGAAACGCTTCCGGAAGTTGTTGCAATGTGTATCAATGCCAACAACATCCTGCTACATGGCGGAGCAAAAGAAGAAGTAAAAGTCAATATCCCGTTTGGAGAATATGCAAATCCGAGCTTTGAGAGCCAGGTTGAGACCGTAGCAAAGGCGAAACAGGGCGGCATCATGAGCATTGAACGCTGTGTGGAAGAGCTGTACGGTGACAGCCTGGATGAACACTGCAAGGAAGAAGAGATAACCCGCCTGAAAGCAGAGCAGGGTATACAGGATATGGAAGAACCGGCAGTGAACATGGCTGCCGGTGATTTCCGCGTGGATGTGACAGGAGGAGAACCGGATGAAGGTAAAAGTGGGTCCCAGAATATACCAGATGAGCAAAAAGAGATACCGGGAGCTTCTGGAAGTGGCCAGACAGCAGGTACTTCCGATGGGAGTGTACGCAATCGAGAAAAGTGATTATGCAGAGCTCCGGAATGACCATTGCGCCAGCGCAACAAAGCTGAAGGCCACAGTGAGGGAGTTCCGGCAGCAGGGATTCAAGGTCCACTATAACAGCAGGTAAGTGATATGGCGAAGATCAATGATGTATATGATATCGGAGCCGCATTTGAAGCTATTGAGAATGAACTGATGGCATCCATGATCCGGAACATGAAACGCCACAAAGCGGAAGAATCCGATGAAAAGATGCAGTGGTCCATGTGGCAGACAGAGATGCTGAAGTCCCTGGAAAAGTATAAGCATGACAACAAAAAGAAGTACGGCAAGCAGTTTAAAGACATCAATGCCAAGATCAGCGGCCTGATAGCGGCCGCAAACATAGAAGGTCAGATGGAACAGGAAAAGAAGATCCTGGAAGCAATCCGGAAAGGCTTTCCGGCAAAGCGTGTCACGAAAGGCGGCACGGCAGAGTTCTTTAAACTGAATGACCGGAAGCTGGAAGCACTGATTAAAGCCACCACAGACGATATGGAAAAGGCAGAAACAGCCGTCCTCCGTATGGCAAACGACCAGTACCGGAAGATCATCTACAACGCCCAGGTATATGCGAACACAGGTGCTGCAACATATGAGACAGCCGTTGACATGGCGACCAAAGATTTCCTGAAAGCCGGCCTTAACTGCATTCAATACGCAAATGGAGCAAGACATACCATTGCGGATTATGCAGATATGGCGATCCGGACAGCAAGTAAACGTGCTTACCTGCAGGGAGAGGGCGTAAAACGCCAGGAGTGGGGAGTACATACCGTGATCATCAATAAGCGAGGCAGTGGATGTCCCTGTCCTCTGTGTGTCCCGTTCGTAGGAAAAGTCATGGTCGATGATGTCTGGAGTGGCGGAACCAGGAAAGAAGCCTTAGAGACCGGATATAAGCTGCTGTCAGAAGCTATAGCTGCCGGTCTGTATCATCCACGCTGCAGAGACAGTCATACAACCTATTTCCCTGGAATATCCACCCCGCCGGATGGGAAGTTCACAAAGCAGGAACTCAAAAAGATAGAAAAGAAGAATAAGCGGGAATCCCGGCAGCAGTACGCAGAACGGCAGGTGAAACAGTATGGAAGGCTTGCAGATTTTTCTTTAGACCCGGATAATCAGGAGAAATATGAACAGAAACAAAAAGAGTGGAAACATGTCCGGATGAGAACGGGCGATATGGATAGCCAGGAATATGTAGACTTCAAAGATTCAGGGAAGATGCAGGGCTTTAAAGATGTTACAGATGAATGGAAAAAAACAGCAACACCTAATTCTCATAACGTTGAAGAAATACGTAAATATAAAATTGGGGATTCTGTGTATACTGTGGATGAAAAAAACGTTTTATTGGATTATTCTAACAAAGAAAAACGAATCGCTGAGTTGCTTGAGGAGGAACTTGGAGGAAAAATATCTCTGGTGCCTAGGGTACTAAATCCACAGGGGGTATCTACACCGGATTACATATTCAGGGGTGAAGCGTTTGATTTGAAAGAATTATCTGGAACGAGTAGAAATTTGGTGTATAACGCAATTGCAAAAAAGAAAAAACAGGCGTCAAATTTTATACTTGATATTTCAAAGAGTCCATTAGATGAAAGAGAGATTGTCCGGCAGATAGAAGATATATATTGGTCAAGGCACACTATGTTTGTACAGAAAATTATTGTAATTAAAGATGAAAAAATAAGAAAGATATATAAAAGAAACAGGGAGAAATGATGGCCCAACCCAAAATGTGGGGGTCAGGTATCATTCCTCCCTGTTATCTTATGAATATTTTACAATAATATTCGGGAAAATGCAATATTTTAATCAGAGAAAGAGAGGATCAGAAATGAAGAAATTATTTATCAGTCAGCCAATGGGAGGTAAAACAGACGAGGAGATTCTTGCAGAGCGCGAGATAGCAGTCAAGGCAGCAGAAGAACTGTTGAAAGAACCTGTAGAGGTTATTGATTCTTTCTTCCAGTCAGCACCGGTAGGAGCGAAACCACTGTGGTTTCTTGGAAAGTCTCTGGAGCTTTTAGCTGATGCCGATATCGCCTATTTTGCAAAAGACTGGCAGAAAGCAAGAGGCTGTAAGATTGAGCACGAGTGTGCAGTTGAGTATGGAATTTCGAGAATTGAACATGCGTAGGAGGCAAGGGATGGGAAACGAAGAATTTTTAAGGCTTTGTAAGGCAAAAGTAGCTGAATATACAAATTCACACATGGACAAAACCGATGGAAAACAGATCACTGTACAGGATGTGTACGTGGTATGGAGTTGTAAGACATTACAGAACAGTAAAGCACTTCTGAGCACGACTGTGTCGGATGGAATGTATTATGAGCTGACATATAACGGAGATAAGCACGAATTATACTTTGACGCTTATAAGAAGTTTCAGAACATATGCTTTAAACTGTAATTGCGCCGGCGCAACGGAGGGGAGGTGAGGAACATGAAGATCAGAGTTATCCATGATTTCTATGATAAAGAGAATGATCTGGAACTCCGAAAAGTCGGAGAAGAGTACGAGGTAACAGAAGAAAGAGGCAGATACCTGGTAGATTTCCGAGTAGCGAAAGAGATCACAGATCAGGAAGGCGGTGATCCGGAATCTCCCGTTGAGGCGTAGGGTGAAACGCCTTATTTTTTATGTCCAAACACGACACGACATGAAAAGGTGCGTGGCCAGTGACACTGATGAAAATGGATGAAACAAGAGCGACACTCTCAAAATGGAAAGGAGCCCAGAAATGGCAGAGAATAACACAGGAACACAGAGCAGTACAGGAACCCAGAACAACACTACTCCACAGAATGTGCCTCAGAATAATCCGCAAACACCACCAGCGATTGATTATGGAAAAATCCAGCAGATGCTGGATGGAACGCTTGCCGCAAAGGAAGATACAGCACTGAAAGCATATTTCAAACAGCAAGGACTTTCTCAGCAGGAAGTGGAGCAGGCGATATCTGCATTTAAGGAACAGAAAGCGGCCAACCAGCCAGATGTGGCCGGAATGCAGAACCAGATTACAGAGACCCAGAATCAGCTGACAGCAGCCCAGGCAGCAGCTCAGGCGGCGAAAGTTGAAACAGCGGCCACTATGATGGCAGTATCACTGGGACTTGACGCAAAAACAATCCCATATGTCCTGAAGATGGCTGATCTCAGCCAGGTAGTAGGACAGGATGGGAAGATCAATGAAGAAACGCTGAAAACAGCACTGAACACAGTACTGGAAGCTGTTCCGGCCCTGAAGCCCCAGGCAGACGGAAAGACCGGTTTCACACAGATCGGAACCGGCGGAAATCCGGCCCAGCATCCGCAGCAGACAACTGCAAACCAGACAGCGGTGCCAACAAAACGATGGAACCGTTTCAACAATTAAGATGTGTCCGATTCGGACACCACACTACAGAAAGAAGGTATAAGACATGGCATTAAACTATGCAGAACAGTGGAGCCCGGAGCTCCTTGAGATTCTGATGCAGGGAACCCTGACGTCTCCATTTGTGACCAGTAATGTAAGATGGCTGGACGCAAAAACATTCCATTTCACCCAGATGAGTACATCCGGTTACAAGAATCACAGCCGTGAAGGTGGATGGAACAAAGGTACATACACTCAGACAGATGTACCGTACACATTAACCCATGACCGTGATGTGGAGTTCATGGTAGATAAAGCGGACGTGGATGAGACAAACGCCACAGCATCCATCCAGAATATTTCCAGAGTGTTCGAACAGACATGGGTAGTTCCGGAAACAGATGCTCTGTTCTTCTCCAAGGTTGCCCAGGCAGCACAGAAGACAGAGGGCTATCATGGATCCACAGCCGCTTCCACATATACAAAAGCAAAAGTATTTGGAATGCTGAAAGATATCCTTGCGAAAGGCAAACTCAGAAGATACAAAGCAAACGGATCCTTGATCATGTATGTGACCAGCCAGATCATGGACGCCCTGGAGCAGTCCACAGAGTTCACCCGTAAGATCGAGATGACGCAGATCGCAGAAGGCGGCATGGGAATCGAAACAAGAGTAACAGAGATCGACGGCGTACCGATCATGGAGGTTATTGATGATGAGCGCTTCTATGATGCGTACGACTGGGAGCCGGAAGGCGGTGGATTTGCTCCACTGAAGAAGGTAGAAGCTGCAAGTGGTGTTGAAGCTGTAACCGGTGCACACAAGATCAATGTTCTTGTAGCCTGCGGACAGACATGTAAGACCGTTCCAAAGATCAACAGCATCTACTACTTCGAGCCGGGCGGACATACAAAGGGAGATGGATATCTGTATCAGAACAGATCTTTCTCCGATGTGTTCGTGTTCCCGAATGGCCGTGACGGAAAGATCGACAGCATCTATGTAGATGTTGATACTACAGAGGTCGCTTGATCGGAGGAAAGATATGGCTTATGAAGCTTACGTTACACCGGAATACTACAAAAATGAGCATCCCGGTGAACTGATTCCGGAAGGCCAGCTTGAAAAAGCACTCCGGCAGGCTTCCAGGCATGTGGATGCCCTGACCTTCAATCGCATTGTAGGCCGGGGCTTTTCCAGCCTCACGGAGTATCAGCAGGAGATCATCCGGGAAGTGGTGTGCCAGCAGGCAGATTTTGAAACCGAAAACGCAGATATGATCGCAAGTGTCCTGTCATCGTACAGCATCAACGGTGTTTCCATGCAGTTCGGCAGTGCCTGGAATGTTTTCATCGATAAGGGCGTGGCCATGCGGCGGGATACATACGCCATGCTGCAGCAGACAGGCCTGTGCTGCCGGTTAGCGAGGTGAGCTTATGAGATATCCGTGTTTAGTGCCAAAACGGCTGTGTCAGACTGATATCACGGTCAACATAGCCAGAGAAGGCGTGAGTAAATATGGAGAGCCCCTGGAGCCGGTGACATATACCGGCAAGTGCAATTATCAGGATAAGGCAAAGACGATATTCACAGAGGAAAAGAAGCTGGTCCAGATCACCGGATCCGCGCTTTTTCCCGGGGATATCTGTCCGGAGCTTCCAACGATATCCGGCGGTACAGCGATCGTGTTCGGAGTGCAGCGCCGGATCCAGGAAGCCCGGAAGAACCGGAATCCGGATGGGACTGTGAATTATACGGAGGTGATGCTTCTGTGATAAAGGTTAATTCAACGATAAAGATGAACTTTCCGAAGATCCGGCAGCTCACCGATGCACAGGCGCAGGCTCTTGAGATGACTGCGGAGGCACTGCATACAGAAGTGGTACAGGCGCAGGTATTCCCACGTGATACGGGAAACCTGCAGAATGAAAGCACGTTTGTTGATTGCTCACAGTCTGGCCAGGGAAAAGTCAGCATAGTGTCAACAACACCATATGCCCGCCGCTTATATTTCCATCCGGAATATCACTTCCAGACAAAGGAGAATCCGCATGCAAAGGGCAAATGGTACGAAGACTGGATCCCGCCGAACGGACCTGCATCAGACTTTGCCCCGGAAGCATTTAAGAAATTCTATAAGAGGTTGACAGGCGTATGATCACATTGGGAAGTATCAGGGAATATATCTCTTCTCTGAATATAACTGAAGATGAACATGTATACATGGGAACCCTGGATGCAAAACAGGAAAAGTCCCTGGGAGTGTATAACAGTAAGCATCAGTACAGCTCCCACAGAGCTCTTGGCGGCCCGGATCTGGAAGGCTATGGCGAGAAATACGTCACGATTTTAGTCCACTGGAACAAGTCTCCACGTGATACGGAAATGGTCGCCGTGGGCTTATATGAGACGTTCAGAAGGGCAAGAGATATTCAGACAGAAGATGTAACCATAAAATTTTTTCAGCTGCTTTATGACCCACAGGATATAGGGAAAGATGATACCGGTATCTGTGAATGGGTGATTGAAGCAGCTGTTATTTTCGAAAAAAAGAGAGAAGGCGAATGATATGAAAATGAATCTGCAGAAATTTGCTGGAAAAACGAACGTTTTCCCAGTGCTGGACAATAAATTTAAAGTCGGAGCATCCAAAGAAGCTGCTACAGTGATTGCAGATATGGAAACATTCACTCCTGAGTTTACCAACGGCGTCGAGACATGGACACCGATGGATACGGAAGGATGGCAGAGAGGTTTGATGACTGCGAAAGGCATCAAGATCACTCTTTCCGGAAAAAGGAACATCGGTGATACCGGCAATGACTATGTAGCGGGAAAAGTGTTTAAGATCGGACACGATGCAGAAGGCTACTTTGAATGGATACATCCGGATGGAACCACGATCTCCTGGGACAATGCAATCTTTGATGTGAAGAACATCGGAGGTGGAGATTCCACCAACGTAGGTGCCCTGGAAGTTGAGATCAACGGTAACGGCAAACCGACCATTACACCTGCAGTGTGATTTGCAGGGGAAAAAGGAGAAAACTATGGCAAAAGTAGTAAATATCACAGATAAACTTGAGTTTGATACAGATCCGACACTTGTAATCGGGAACCTGAAGGTAAGAGTAAGGTCTGACGCTGAGACAATGCTGAAGCTGATGGGTGTGCTCAGTAAGGGCGAAAGTCTGAGTACGATCAAGGAGGCTCTGGGATTTCTTCTCAGTGAAAGAGATCTTTCGGCGATCTGCAAGTACAAGAAGGATGGAAAAAAACTGTCTGCAAAATCCCTGATGCTGATCGTAAACACAGCGATCGAGCTTGTAACAGGAGAAGACGAGGGAGAGCAGTGACCCGTGCTATGACTTGCTTGACGACTTCGATCTGATCGTCAGCAGCTTTCAGTCACAGTACGGGCTGCGCTTATCCCATGAACTGCCGGCAGGAATGAAGTGGGCGGAGTTTGCCAGCCTGCTATCCGGCCTTGGTCCAGATACGGCCTTGGGGCGGATCGTAGCTATCCGGACAGAAGAAGATAAGGATGTTCTTGAGAACTTTACACCTGAACAGCACCGTATCCGGAATGAATGGAAACGCCGGCGGGCAAAACAGATCGCAGCCACAGCAGACAGGGCACAGGTTGAAGCACAGCTGGATGCGATGAAGATGGGATTCTTAAGTTGGGAAGGCCTGGGCCCGAGAGAGGGGTGAGCAGAAATTGAGAAAAAGAAAATAAGATGTCCATACTGCGGACATGAACAAAAAGTACAGTATGCCCCGGATGCAAGATGCCGAGGTGTTTTTATTAAGTGCCAGGCCCGGCACTGCAAGAAAGTTTTTGAAATTACTCTAGGCAAGTAGTGCCATTGTGCCGATGCCTCAAAAAGGCAGGTGGTACATATGGCAACAAGCATCGGCCAGATCGGCCTGGATCTGGTTGTTAACGAAGGTTCATTCCGGACACAGATGTCAGGGATACAGAATCTTGCAAAAAAAGCTGGTGCAGCCCTGGCAGGGGCATTCGCTGTAAAGAAGCTGGTGGACTTCGGGAAGTCCTGCCTGGATCTTGGAAGTGATCTGTCAGAGGTACAGAACGTAGTTGATGTTACTTTCCCGAATATGTCAGCACAGGTTGACAAGTTTGCCCAGTCTGCACTGAAGGCATCAGGCCTCAGTGAGACTATGGCAAAAAAGTACACAGGTACGTTTGGAGCAATGGCAAAAGCCTTTGGCTTCAATGAGCAGCAGGCATACGACATGGGCACGGCTTTAACGTCCCTGACTGCGGATGTAGCGTCATTCTACAATCTCAGTCAGGACGAAGCATATACAAAGCTGAAGTCTGTGTTTACAGGCGAGACAGAGTCATTAAAAGATTTGGGTTAACAATTAGCTCCCTTGCACAGTAATGTGCATTGAATAACATGGTGAACGAAGAAATCTTCGGTGTGTTGCTTCAAGAAGCAATGCTAACGGTAGAAACCTAAAATTATTTAAAAACTTGTGGTTATGACACCTATAGGATATAATATCAATAGGAGGTGATTTCCATGAGTGAAGAAATTTGGAAAGATATTAAAGGCTATGAGGGATTGTATCAAGTAAGCAATCTAGGAAGAGTAAAAAGTCTTGAGCGTAGATGCAAGACAAAATGGTACACAAGAAAAGTGCCAGAAAAAATTTATTCTCCAGCACTTGATACTTACGGTTATCCAATAGTTTCTTTACACAAAGACGGCAAAAAGAAAACATTTACAATTCACAAATTAGTTGCTAATGCTTTCATTAAAAAGCCGTATGGTTGCAATTCCATTAATCACATTGATGAGGACAAGCAGAATAACTGCATTGAAAATCTTGAATGGTGTACCGTCCAAGAAAATAACGCTTATGGAACAAGAGTAGAACGACTAAGAAAAACTCAGCAAAGAGCAGTTTTACAATGTGATTTAAATGGGAATGTAATCAAAGAATGGGAAGGAATGAACTTTCTTTGCAGAGAAACAGGATATGACCAAGGTTTAATATCTAAAGTATGCAATAATGTTTATAGACATCGTACTGCATATGGATTCAAATGGAAATTTAAATAATCATGGTAATACCGTGCTAAGCATCGAAGAGTCTTGTTAAGAGGCTCTTTTTTTGATGAAAGTGTAACGACTATTCCGCGAGGAAGTAGGTTTAAGGCGAAACTCCTTATTCCGAAGTGCCATGCATCCCATGTGGATGAAGAGATAGTCTACTCCCCTAATAAATATCGGGAAACCGAGGGTATAAAGGGTCGTTATGACACAAAGTGCACTTGACCAGTACGCCCTTGCGAACGGGTATGGAAAGACCACAGCGCAGATGACAGAGGCCGAAAAAGTCTCTTTGCGGTATGCGTTCGTACAGCAGCAGTTATCTGCAGCATCCGGAGACTTCGCCAGGACATCCGGCTCCTGGGCGAACCAGGTCAGGGTATTGAAGTTACAGATTGATTCCCTGAAAGCATCGATCGGTCAGGGACTGATCAATCTGTTCACGCCGATCATACAGACAGTGAACAACCTTCTGGGAAAACTGGTCACTCTTGCGAATGCATTTAAAGCTTTCACGGAGCTGATCACTGGGAAAAAGAACTCCGGATCATCCGGGGGAGGAAGTGCCCAGATTGCGGCGGCCGGAACAGCGGCAACAGATGCCAGCACAGGATTGCAGAATGCGGCAGATGCGGCGAATGATACAACATCCGCTGTAAAGAAGACCGGAAACGCAGCACAGAAAGCAGCAAAACAGATGCGGTCCCTGATGGGATTCGACAAGATCACGAAGATCTCCGAACCATCGGAATCCTCATCCGGAGGCACAGGAGATTCCGGCAGCACTCCGAAAGGCTCTGGTGTATCTGGCGGAAGCCTGAGAAGTCCTGTAGATTTCGGTTCTCTATCAACTGGCGAAGATGCAGTATCTAAACTGGGGAAGAAATGGAAGAAAGTCTTCGAGGATATGAAGAAGGCCATCGAGCCAACAACGAAAGCCCTCAAGAATCTCTGGAACAATGGCCTTGCACGACTTGGTAAGTTTGGCTGGACAGCGCTGAAAGATTTCTGGCAGCACTTCCTTGTTCCTGTTGGAAAGTGGACCATGGGAACCGGTCTTCCACGCTTCATCAATGCTCTGAATGATGGACTGATGAAAGTAAACTTTGGAAAGATCAACAAGGCTCTTGCAAAGCTTTGGGATTCCCTGGCGAAGTTTACGGTCAATGTAGGAGATGGCCTCCTGTGGATCTGGGAAAAGATCTTGGTCCCACTGGGCACCTGGACCGCAAATGAAGTCGTCCCCCGATTCCTGGAAACTTTAAAACTGGGAATCGATGCACTGAACAATATTCTGACAGCTCTTAAGCCACTGTTCCAGTGGTTCTGGGATTCAGTCCTTCAGCCGCTTGCACAGTGGACAGGAGGCATATTCCTGAGCGTGTGGGATGGTATCAACGGAGCATTGAAGAAGTTCTCTGACTGGTGTGCGAACAATCCGCAGACCATACAGAATATCGCAGTGATCATCGGTTCTTTCTTTGCTGCCTGGAAGATTGCAAGCTTTGTGCAGCAGGCGGCCGGATTCATCACAACAGCATTTAATATTGTTACATCAGTCAAAAGCGTGGCAGGAGCGGTCAGCCTCTTGAAAACCGGAGTAGGTACACTTACCACAGCTCTTGGAGGACCACTGGTGATCGGAATTGCAGCAGCAATAGCCGCAGGGGTACTTCTCTACAAAAACTGGGATACCGTCTGCAAGTGGGCAACAAAACTTAAGGACTGGGTTGTTGATAAAACACGTGGCCTGAGAGATGGAGCGGTAAATGCGTTCAACACATTAACAACAAACTGCTCAAATGCGATACATGCCCTGTATACCAGCGTTACTTCAAAGTGGAATGCGATCAAAGAGAAATTCAATACGTTCAGGAACTGGCTTGCATCTGTATTCCAGACAGACTGGTCAATACGTTTTGGAGTTCTTGGAAATATTTTGAATGCTTTCCTGCGAAGTGTTAAGACGAAAGTGGATAGTATTCAAAAAGTATTCAAAGGCCTGATCACATTTATCAGCGGAGTATTTAAGGGCAACTGGCAGCAGGCATGGGAAGGGATCAAACAGATATTTGCTGGAGTGTTTCAAGGACTTTCTGATCTTGCGAGAACACCGGTTAACGCAATCATAGCTGGTTTTAATGGCGTACTTGGAACGGTCAATGGGCTGATTAATAAGATCAATGGAATCAGTTTTAAGATTGAAATTCCCAAATGGATTCCCGGCATCGGCGGATCTTGGTGGGGATTTAATGGTTTTAGTATACCGAGCATTGGAAGTATACCGTTTCTGGCACAAGGCGGTTATGTAAAACCGAACACTCCGCAGCTGGCCATGATCGGTGATAACCGGCATCAGGGAGAAGTTGTGGCTCCGGAAGGAAAATTGCTGGAAATGGCAAGGGCGGCAGCAGAGCTGTCAGGCGGCGATTCTGCAAAAACAGAGAAGCTACTGCAGGAACTGATAGAACTGATTAAGAATCTGCCGGTTGTAGAACTGGATCCGGAAGCAATCCGAAAATATTTCATTAAAAAGACAAACCAGAACACAAAAGCAACCGGGAAACCGGAGCTGCTTTACTAAGGGAGGCGTGATACATGGCTAAGAAAATATTGTGGTCAGGAAGTGTCACGCTTCCGGCACCAACAGAAATAAGTGTAAATGATGAGATCATATGGTCCTCCAATACAGGCCGTCTGGCGTCAGGAGAAATGGCCGGAGATGTCATTGCTGAGAAAAAGGATGTCTCAATAAAATGGGGGATCCTTGAAGAACCGGAGTTAAAGCTGATCAAACAGGTTATGATCGCAGGCTTTTTCCCGATCTCATTCCGTGATGATGGAATTGAGCTGACGATCACATCGTACAGGGGAACCCTGACAAAGGAACAGCTTGGCTGGCTTGGAGGGACTTTTTTCTACAAGAGCGCATCTGTAAGCATAGTACAGAAATAAGGAGGAAACGAACATGTTAAAAGGTACAAAATCAATGAATCTCAGTTACAGCTCCATCATCGATGGAAAAAGTGTGGTATATATGTCTGCACAGGTTCCGGAAACTGGAAGATCAGGGGACGGTAGACACTGCAAAAGATACTGATACGGAGGAACAGGGAGTATGAAGATGAAGAACAGTGAGATTGTAGCATTCCTTAACACCTGTGCAGGCTTAAGAGAGAAATGCCTGCCTGTCCGTCTGGCATATGCGATTAAGAAAAACATGGCAGCAGTTCAGGAAGCGGCAACTGCATACATGGAAGAAAGAGAAGAGCTTATAGCCAGATATGCGAAAAAGGACAAAAAGGGAGAATATCTTGTCAAGGATAGCTGCTATGTGTTCGAAAACAAAGATGAGTTTGAGAAGGATATGAGTGAACTTTTAGCAATTGAAACTGCAGTGAAAATCCACACGGTATCAATTGATATTGTCGAAAAATGCGATGACGATCAAAAGTATGATTCACTGACCATGGAAGAACTGGATGTCATTGATTTCATGCTGACAGAGTAAGGAGGCGGTCCTGTGTATCAGTCAACAACTGCATTTGGAACCTTGGTACAGCAGGATTCCAGAACATTTAAATGTTTACTTACCTATGGAGAAGCATCCATCACAACCGTACGAAGTATCAAATTCACCGGAGGTTCTGAAGGAGAAGACGATTTTTCTCTGGGTTCTACCATGTCACAGTACATAGAAGTGACAATTCCTGGCAAAGGACTGGTAGTTGAAGGAACAGAAATGCTCCTTCAGATTGGTATGGACGTGAACGGAAAAACAGAATATATCCCCATGGGATATTTTACAGCAGGAAAGCCCCAAAAAGCGGATGATCAGATCACGTTCACCGCATATGACCGCATGATGAAGACAGAAAGAACGTTTTCCATGAGCGGATCTAACACAGATACTGTGAGTGTGCTGAAAAAGATAGCAGAGATCACAGGGGTTTCGGTCACAACGGCCGGGCTTACGGCGATATCTATGAAAGTCCCGAAAGGGTATAGCTGCAGGGAAGTTCTTTCCTACGTGGCACAGCTTCATGGAAGCTTTGCCGTGTGCAACCGCAAAGGTCAGATTGAACTGCATACATATGCAGATTCCGGATACAAAGTGAAGCCGGGACGGTACTGGGGAAACTTTGAACATAACGATTATGCTTTTAATGTGACTAGAATGGTGTGTGCCACCGGAGAGGATAAGAACGGAGCAAGTATTTCGATAACTGCAGGTTTTGGAACAAGGAGCATATCACTGTCAAATCCGTTTATGACACAGACAGTACTCAACAAGATTCTGGCATCTTTCAAAAATTTCTCTTATATGCCGGGTACTTTGAAAATGCTGGGAGATCCCCGACTGGATCCTTGGGATATCTTGACCGTAGCAGATCTGTCTGGAAATACATATAAGGTTCCTATCATGAAACTGGAATGGGAATACGATGGCGGTCTTACATATTCAGTTGAAGCTGTCGGCCTGTCAGAAGAAGAAACCAACGCAGATTATAAAGGACCGCAAACAAAAGAAATGGAACGGTATTACGCACAGTTGGTAATGATTGACAGGGCGATGATCAACAAACTGGATGTGGAGACTGCAAAAATTACGTATGCATCTATTAAGGAACTGGATGTAGTTAAAGAGAATGTTGAGGAAATTAATGCTAAAAAAGCAAACATAGACCTTGCCAATGTAAATAATGCATGGATTGAAAAAGGCGTACTGAAGGACGGATCTATTGGCTCAGCGGCAATCCATGAAGGAGCTGTAACGAACGCTAAGATTGCTGATGCGACGATCGAAGCAGCGAAGATCAAGTCTATCAATGCAGATTCTATTGTAGCCGGTACGATTAAGACAGAGCGCCTTATCATCACCGGTCCGGATGGTCAGGACTCTATTGTCAAAGCAATCAACATCGCAAATGGCGTATCTGAGGCAGAAGTGAATGGTCAGAAGATCCAGGCCGCTTCTATAGACGTCGTTGATCTGTCTGCATTCCAGGCTAAGATTGCCCAGTTTGATATGAGTCAAAATGCCATCTATAGTGGCAAGCTGGCTATTAATGATCCAACAAGCGGTGTTTATATTTCCACTGCCGGTCTTGGACTTGGTGACGGAGCTCTTACAAGTAAGAAAGAATCGCCAATTCAGATGTATGCTGACGGGGTATTTAAGCTTAAAGGCAAGAACTCATCGTTGGAATTCAATCCGGTTACTGATATGTTGGACATCAATGTCAGCAATTTCCGGATTGGTTCAAAAGAAGCAGCCACAATAGATAACACAATCAAATCAACACTCGAACAGTTTTATTCATCCACATCCCCAACATCCTTAGTTGGTGGTTCGTGGAGTAACAGCCAGCCCACATGGACAGAAGGCAAGTATATTTGGAGACGAAATTTCGTAACCTACGGAGATGATCGTACCGAATTCACGCCTTCCGAAAACGGAGTATGTATAACCGGTAATACCGGAGCTCAGGGTGCTCGTGGACCGCAGGGCGCTACTGGAGCTAAAGGCGAGACTGGCGCTCAGGGACCCAAAGGAGACAAAGGAGCTACCGGACCACAGGGACCAACTGGACCTAAAGGGGAAACTGGTGCTCAAGGACCACAGGGAAACACTGGGTCTATCGGCCCTCAGGGCGTAAGCGTTACCACCATCAAAGATCAGTGGTATAAATCAACATCAAATACTACTCAGGCCGGTGGTTCATGGTCCGATACTCAACCAAACTGGGAGTCTGGAAAATATATCTGGACAAGATCGCACATCACATTCAGCAATGGAAACACAACCACAACAAATCCTGTCTTGGCAAACGCAATCAATAACGCCAACGCCAACGCAAGTAATGCCGTATCTACAGCCAACACTGCAAATAATAAAGTCAACGATCTGAAAATCGGTGGAAGAAACTTACTACCAAGAACTGACGTCAATCAGTACGGTTTGGGTTATGGTGTTGCATATACAGAAGGAAAAGTAGAAGTAGATAATGCTTTGCAGTACAATAATAAACCCACGTTAAAAATTCAACCGACCAAATATAATTACGGTGGTTACTTTAATGAATATGGTGAGAAAGGTGTATCGTTACTCGCTGGAAAAACTTACACTTATAGTTGCATGATATATTCGTCAATCGAGGACTATTTTTCATCAGGTTCACTTGGCCATTTCCAAACAGCCTTGAAAGGTGGCTCAGAAGAAAGTACGCTTCACAATCGAACAATAATATATGAAGGAGATCGTATTCCAGCTAAGACGTGGACCAGAGTACATATGGTATTCACACCAACGAAGGATTGTCTATTTAGAAGTTTTTTCATATATTTCGACAGTCTTGATCAGGTTATACATATAGCCAATGTTCAGCTAGAAGAGGGAAATGTTGCCACAGACTGGACGCCAGCTCCAGAGGATGTGGACAGCAAAGTTTCCACTGCAAATATGAACGCTAGTAATGCTTTATCCACAGCCAATACAGCAAATGGCACGGCTAATACTGCGAACAACAAAATCGACAACCTGAAAGTTGGTGGCAGAAATCTTTGGAAAAAGACGAAAGAATATGATACTCTAAATGATGCATTCTGGGTTGATAATAACGAAGGTCACCGAGTTCATGTAGATGTCCCGCATACTACAGTGAACGGATTTGGTGTTCAACGAATAGCTAATGCATGGGTCGATGCTAGCCAAAGAGTTACTATTAAACCCAACACGTATTATACGTTGTCTGCTTACATAAAATGGGAAGATTCCACGAAAACAAGCACCCTTCGTTTCTATGATAGTGCTTCTCCACAGACAGGCAGCATACTAAACTCTCAAGTAGGCACTACCGATTACAAAAGAGTTTCAGTAACTTTCAATAGCGGAAACGCAACGATATCCACATGTCGATTTGAATGCGATACGGATACGGCCTTTTTAATATACGGATTGAAACTTGAAGAAGGTAACATTGCTACGGATTGGTCTCCAGCTCCAGAAGATGCTGAGAGTATGATTGGTAATATAAAAATCGGTGGAAGAAACTTAATTCCCGTAGGGATGATCAAAAGTAATGGATTATCAACATTTTCTTATGATAAAGCATCAAACACCTGGACTTGTGTGGCTCCGATTGGTTCCAGTTCATGGGGTCTAGGAATTTATTTTGACACTAGCGTGAAGAAAATCTACATCCCTCGAGGATACACATATATAATCAGTCTGGAAGTAAATCCTGAAGTTGCCTGCATTTGGAATGATGATGTAAATAACGGTTTCGACGGAATGCCGAGTGGGACCGGTAATGACAACGATAACCTGTCCTTGCGTAAATCTTCAGATCATTCATTGGTAGCCAATAAATGGCAAAGAGTATGGTTCTCGTACACGCCCAGAACAGATGTTTCGTATGATATATTTGACGCTGCATCGAACTGGGGTATCATTACTACAGACGCCACATCTCCGATTAAATTCAAGATCCGAAATGTGAAAGGCGAGTTCGGAACCGTTCCGACAGACTGGACGCCTGCACCTGAAGACGTGGATAATAAAATCGACACAGCCCAAAAATCAGCAGATAATGCCAATTCTTCAGTAAATGCTTTAAACAAGATTGCGACAAAGAGCTATTCTTTTGGCGGGGCAAACAACAAAGCGCAATGGGTTCGACTTGGGACACTCACGTCCGCCGGCGATGCTTCAGTTGTCGTTATTACTCTTCAGACCGGAAACGGTTTCAACGGGACAGAAAGCCAAAATTCTCAAGCCGAGATCATCATAAAAGATGGGTGGCAGGACAAAGCAAGTACGACGGCGGCATTTGGAGCAAGCGTTACACGACAGAACACTAAAGACCTTCTGGTTAGTGTACGAGCAACTGCATCGAATGTGTGTGAAGTTTGGACATATCTTCCATGGCTATACTGGAATGGAAATTACACCATATCTGGTATTTACAGCGGATGGAATCCAAATTTTACAAAACAAGACACAAAGCCAACGAATGGTGTTGAGCAGTCACTGGCATATCGAACTACGGCAGAAGATGCTTACACGTTAGCCTCCGGTCTGAAAAAAGACGTGGATATAAGTTCTGAATTTGTGAAAACATACAACGATTGGGCGTTTAAATGGAAAACAGCCACAATGGTTGACGGTGCCGAAGTTGGAACTTATCAGAAATATATCACTCTCGAAAGCGGCAATATTTTACTCGGTCATTCCAATTCCAAAAACAAATTGAAAATCACCAACGATTCCATCCAGTTCAAAGGCACCAGCGACACCGCCATAACACCAGATTCCGACGCAACTGCCTGGATCACAGGAAAGGTATTCCATATCAATTCCGGAGAGATTGAGAGCAGCTTGAAGTTTGGAAAAGTTTTAATGAAACCTACTAAAAATGGAATTCAAATCGGAAATAAGGCTGAATTTGGCGAACGAGTACGAATAGGATATCCATTAAGCAGTAATATGCAATATACTTATTCAGATTGCCCGCTTGTGGTTGGAAGTAATACAAATACTATTGGGGATTATCCCTGGTTCGCAGTTGATGATGGCTATGCATTTGTTAGAAACGGAATAATAACGCCAGGGGATTTTATTATTAAATTCGGCGAATATACACTGGATCGTCCCAACGGCGGTAAGTTTAGCGGTACGTTAAGACCATATTACCGCGCTGACGACGTAATAAATATGGAGTTTTATGTAAATGGATATGTTACATCAAATAAACAGGAAGTCATATTTCTTATTCCATTATCCCGACCAATTATGTCCACCCCAGTTTCGATATCAAGCATAAATGGGCTCACGATTCGGCAAAATGGAAAATATATATATGGCTCGACTGCTTCAAAACCTATAAAACCGTCATCGTATACAGCTACAGTTATAGGAGGGCGTAACGGATTGAATGTTAGAGCTAAAATAGTAATGGGTAGTAATGAAGGTTTTACTGACAATGAAATTTCAAAAATTGTAAATAATGATACTTGCGCTATCACAGCCAGTATAAAGATAAGCTTCGATTAAAAAAGGAGAATCAAAATGGCGTTAAAAAAGAAAGTAATCCAGGACGATGGTGTAACTACTGAATATCATCGCATCCTGTATGTATCCAATACTGTAAACAGTCATTGCTCTATTTCCGTGATTTCTCTGATTTCAGAAAAAATCAGGAAGAAACAACTTGCTGGAGAGATTCAGCAACCCTATCAGAAAATTGTCACCTATGAAACTGAGAAATTTAGCGATCTGAGTATCAAGGAAGCATATGAATATCTCAAAACCCTTCTGGAGTTCGAAGGAGCGGAAGATGTTTTCGAAGATAAGGATAACAGTGTTTGATTGAAAGGATAGAAAGGATTTATTTATGAAGATCAGAGCCGAGCCGTGACAGGCTCTTTTATTTTACAGAAAATTGCGCCGGCGCAATAGCCGGAGAAAGCGTGAATAATTGAAAGAAATACTCACACAAACATATCTTATCGCATTGCCGATTTTGCTTGGTTATATCGTTTGGCTTCTGAAAAATCAGAAGAAAGATCGAGACGCAAACAGTAAGGGAACTATGCTCTTGCTTCGCGTCCAGATGATTGAGTATCACTCAAAGTATACGAAGATGGGAGATATTCCGTCATACGCATATCAAAATTTCTGCGAAATGTACGAAGCTTACCACAGACTTGGCGGAAATGGCATGGTAACAAAAATGAAACAGGAAATTGAAGAACTGCATATCAAAAGAAAGGGAGAATGACTATGAATATTAACACTATCACACAGTATGTAACTTACGCCCTGGCCCTGATCGGAATCCTGGCATTTATCGTTTCAGCAATCGTGCAGGTGATCAAAGATCTTCCAGGTCTGAAGAACATTCAGACCAGTATTGTTGCCCTTGTAGCATCCCTGATTCTGTGCCCGGTAGCATTACTGATTCTGTGCACATATTATAAAGCTGCAATAACCTGGTATTACATTGTAGCATCTGTGATTGCAGCATTTATCGTGTATCTGGTTGCAACCGGAGGCTGGGAGAAAGTCAAGGAGATCTGGGAAAGAACAAAATATAAAAATTCAGAGGGTGAGTGATCACCCTCACAGGAGGAAAATATGATAAAGATCATGGGAACCCCACAGGCCAGCGTTGAACAGATGAAGGTTTACATCAAAAAAGTAAATCCACAGGTGTCCGATTCGGTCACAAAGATGATTCCTCTGTATATCACGGAAGGCACGGAAGAGGGCGTGCGTGGTGACATTGCTTTTGCCCAGTCCTGTTTGGAAACAGGAAACTTCACGTTTTCGGGATCAGCAGTAACACTTGATCAGAATAATTTCTGCGGATTAGGTGTGAACGTCACAGGAAAGAAAGGCTGCAGCTTCAAAACTGCGAAAGAAGGAATCAGGGCGCAGATCCAGCATCTGCAGGCTTACGCTTGTACAGACGGACTGAAACAGAAATGTATTGACCCGCGATATACATACGTATCAAGAGGCTGCGCTGAGTATGTTGAGCATCTCGGCATCCAGGAAAATCCCAAAGGTCAGGGCTGGGCATCCGGAAAGAACTACGGACAGAAAATCATCAACATCCTGAATGGCATATTATCTATCGAGACATCAAAAACAGAAAAGGAGAGTAATACCATGAATATCAACACAAGCCTTATCAGTAACAATAACAGCTATGCAGGTCAGAAACCGGCATATATCGTAATTCACAACACGGATAACTATGCCAAGGGTGCAAATGCGAAAGCACATGCAAAAGCACAGCATGATGGCAACTTTAAGGGATATTCCGCACATGTATATGTGGATGATACAGAAGCGTATCAGGCGCTTCCGTACAACCGTGGAGCATGGCACGTGGGCGTCAACTACGGCGGTCGGCTGTTCGGTACTGTCAACAACAGAAATTCAGTAGGAATCGAGATGTGCGTCCAGGCGGGCTATAACTATGAGAAAGCTTTCCAGAATACAGTCCGGGTATGCAAACAGCTTATGAAACAGCTGGGAATCCCGGCAGACAGAGTTGTGCAGCATTACGATGTATGCGCAAAGAATTGCCCATCAGCAATCCGTGCAAAAGGCGACTGGAACCGGTTCAAGCAGCTGATCGGAGCCGAGACCACCACACCAACAGTAGATAAGTATTACCGCACAAGAAAATCCTGGGCCGACAGCAAGAGCCAGATCGGAGCATACAAGAGCCTTGAAAATGCAAAGAAAGAGTGGAAACAGGGCTACACCATCTATGACTGGAACGGAAAAGCAGTGTATCCGGTACAGACTTCAGGAAAGGCAGTAGTTCTGACAGGAAAGTTTGAGACCCAGCTTCCGATCATCCGGAAAGGGAATTCTGGCGTTGCAGTTTCCGTGCTGCAGTCTGTACTTGGTGTTACTGTGGATGGCCATTTCGGAGACGATACAGAAGCATCTCTGAAAGTTTTCCAGAAAAATACAGGCGTAAAAACAAGCGGAACCTGCGGTATTGATTCCTGGAAAAAAGTGATCGAACATGTGAAGGTCAACACAAAATAAGCATAAGAACAGGTAAGAATGAAGCGATAGCTAACAAATAGCTAACATTATTCGGAAAAAGCCTGAGAATAAAGGAATTTCTGTTTCCGTACAGGAAGCTGCTGACGCTGGCAAGTTCTAATAAAACCTTTTTAATTAAAGAGTCAACAAACCTTGAAAGTACCGTAGTTCCAAGGGCTGCGGTACTTTTCTTAATTTTGATCGTAAAAAAGAAGATGTAATTTGAGTCAGTGTGAGAAGTCTTGAAAATGGTAAGATAGGCAACAGGTAGGTAACAAGTAGGTAACAGAGCGAAGGAAACAAAAAGAAGAGCCGATCACAGCCCCTTTCATTGA